ACCAACGCGGAAAAAGCCTTGTGGAAGATGAAGGAAATGAGGGAATGGAAATCCCGCTTCCGAGACAAAACGAACACTGATTCCACAACGCAACTGTCCGCAATCCTCTTCAAGGTTCTTAATTACAAAACCACTAAGGCCACGGCCAGAGGCAACGCCGCCGTGGACGACGAGGTCCTGCGCCGGATCGGCACACCGTTCACCAAGACTATCCTCGCTAAACGGAAACTTACAAAGGTACGCGACACCTACATCACAGGACTCCTGCGCGAGCAAACCGATGGATTCCTCCACCCCTCGTTCAACCTGCACATGGTTCAGACCTTCAGGTCGAGTTCGGACGGACCAAACTTCCAGAACATTCCCGTGCGCGACCCGGAACAGGGCGGCGTGATCCGCAGGGCAATCATACCGCACAACCCCACAGACATAATTGGCGAGATCGACTTTGGGGCAATTGAAGTTCGCGTGGCGGCGTGTTACCACAAAGACCCGACCATGCTGGCGTACCTCAACGACCCAACGAAAGACCTGCACCGGGAAATGGCCTGTGAATGCTTCCTGCTCGAGCCTGGACAGGTGACAAAGGAGATCCGCAACACGGCGAAGGGCGGGTTCGTCTTCGCAGAGTTCTACGGTTCGTACTTCGAGTTAGTCGGACCGAGTCTGTGGGCACAGAGCGTTGATTTACCACTGCTCGGTCGGTCGCTTCGGGATTGGCTCGTCGGGAAGGGAATACGAGAACTTGGTAAGATGGAAGGAAGTGTGACGGGAGGCAAAAGGTGGCCTACTCCAGGTAGTTTTCTGGAACATATCCAGAAGATTGAACGTCACTTCTGGGAAGTCCGGTTCCCAGTTTATGACCAGTGGCGGCGGGATTGGTACAACGCGTATCTGGAACGGGGTTGGTTCGACACGCTCACCGGGTTCCGCTGCCAAGGGCCGATGCGGAAGAACGAAGTTATTAACTACGGGGTACAGGGTAGCGCGTTTCACGTGTTGTTGTGGAGTATGACAAAGCTGCACCAGTGGTTAAAAGCAAACGAGATGGAGAGTAAAATTGTGGGTCAGATCCACGACTCAATACTGTTTAATCTCCACCCCGACGAACTGGGCACAGTATTGAAAAGGGCACGGCAGATAATGTGCGTAGACGTGAGAAAACACTGGCCGTGGATTATTACGCCACTTGTCGTTGAGACAGAACTGGCCCCGGCGGGCGCGTCGTGGAATGAAAAACGAAAACAGGAGGAAACATGAATACCTCGTTAGCCGTCAAGTACCGACCCCAGATGTTGAGGGACTTCTTGGGAAACGAGAACACCACCGCCGCCCTCCGCTCGATGATGGAGCGTGAAGAAATACCGCACACGATATTATTCACCGGCCCCAGCGGATGCGGTAAAACAACCTTGGCCCGGATAGTGGCAAAGCGACTCAAGTGCTCCGAACACGACCTACAGGAGCTCAACACGGCAGACTTCCGTGGCATAGATACGATCCGGGACGTCATACGGAACATGGCACTGTGCCCCATGTCCGGGACGTGCCGGGTTTGGATACTCGACGAGGTGCACCAAATCTCTAAGGACGGCCAGCACGCTCTGCTGAAAGCCCTCGAGGACACGCCCAAGCACGTCTACTTCCTGCTGGCCACCACCGACCAGGAGAAACTTCTGCCCACGATCAAGACCCGGTGCGTGACGTTCGACGTGAAACCGCTTAGTGATAAACTGATGGACGTCCTGTTGAAGACTGTGATCCAGAAAGAGGGCGTGGATAATGTGCCCCAAGAAACCATTGACCAGATAGTTCAGGACTCGTTGGGGTCGTCCCGGATGGCGTTGTCTATCCTCGATAAAATCCTGAACATGGACGCCGGGGACATGCTCACCGCCGCGAAGCAACAGGCATCAGAAACTAACGAAGCGATTGATTTGTGCCGTGCGTTGATTGGTAAGAAACCCTGGCCAGTCGTCGCGAAGATTGTTAAGGGAATCTCACAGGAGCCGGAGTCCGTGCGTCGGGCGGTATTGGGCTATTGCCAGTCCGTGTTACTCGGGTCAAATAACGGGCAGGCCTACATCGTAATGATTGCGTTCCAGAAGGACTTTTTCACTACTGGAAAACCGGGATTGACGATCGCATGTTATGAGGCAATCAATGGGTAAAATAATCAGAGTTTTTCCGGTAAAAACACACGCAACCCCCACGGATGATCTTGTGGCTATAAATCGTCGTCCTGGGTTTTTTGACCAGTGCGACGAAGTTCACATTTCCGTAGCGTTTACTTGGGAATTAAAACGAGCGGAACAACTTCAAAAACTGTGGAGTCCCGTCGCCCCTGTTAAAGTAGGCGGTCCTGCTACGGGTGAACGCGGGGGAGATTTCCAACCCGGTCAGTATCTTAAACAGGGGTGTGTTATTACGAGCAGAGGGTGCCCAAATAAATGTTGGTTTTGTTCTGTGTGGAAACGAGAGGGTGGTGTTGTTCGAGAACTTCCGATCCGTGATGGGTTCAATGTATTTGATGACAATCTGTTAGCGTGTTCCCGTAAACACATTGAGGCCGTGTTTGCAATGCTTCGTCGACAGAAAGAACCCGCCGAATTCACCGGTGGGTTGGAAGCCAAACGTCTAACGGACTGGCACGTAGACCTTCTACTCACAACAAGACTCGGCCAGCTTTTCTTTGCCTACGACACAAAAGACGATCTTGAGCCCCTGATTGTGGCAAGTAAAAAACTTCGTGCTAGTGGAATAAGTCTAACGAAACGAGGTCGCATATCTCATAAGGCACGTTGTTATTGCTTGGTGGGTTACCCAAACGATACAATGGCAGACGCGGAAAAACGTATGCGATTTACGTACAAACTTGGGTTTCTTCCAATGGCGATGTTATACAGACCAAAGGATCGAAAACCAGACCTATCGTGGTGTAAGTTTCAACGTGGGTGGGCTCGTCCTGCGTCTGTATCGCATATGTGTAAAAATACTACGCTTTAAAGCAACGCGCCACGTTTCGTATATTAACATAGGAGGAAAACATGAACGACAAATGGACGAATGCAATAACCATCAACCCCGACGCCCTCGATGTGGAATGGTGCAAGCAAGCCGCCACGTTCGGCGAGTACTGCATGGAGCAGGCCAAGGCCCGCGCCAGCCTCGACACCATCAAGGAGCGCCTGGACGTGAAGGTGGCCGGGCTGGGCCTGAAGATCCGCGCCAACCCCGCGACGTTCGGGTTGGACAAGGTGACCGAGGCCAGCGTGCAGGCGGTGATCCTGCTGGACGCCAAGTGCGCCAAGCTGCGGGAGGAGATCGCGGTGGCCCAGTACGAGCTCGAGGTGATGGGAGCCGCCGTCCGTGCCTTGGACCAGAAGAAGAGCGCGCTTGAAAATCTGGTGCGGTTGCAAGGGCAAAATTACTTTGCTGGCCCAAGCGTTCCAAGGGACATAGGGACCGAATGGGTCAATGAAGTAGAACGAAACAATGCGAGAAATAAAGTAAAAAACATAATGGCAAACACAGAAAAATACCACAAAAGCAAACATCCCATCGCATAAATAAGGTGAAGGCGGCGATAGGGACGGAACCAAGCAGAAAGATCAGTCGGAAATGAATGCAAAACAGGAGAGCGTCAGGACCGCGAGTTCGATAAGCGGTACTCTTGCGTGGGAGTCTGACCCAATGCGTGAAGCTGTAAAAACAGTTCATCCCGCCATGAATGCAGTCCGATCAACGGTTCATGGTCACAAGGAGGTAAGAGGGCAAGCGCGGCAGGTGAAATTATCCTGTCAGTAAAATGGACAACGGTGAACCCGTCCTCCTGTGTTTTTGAAAATGAATAATAGCAGAACAGATCGACCCGAGACGCGACGGGAGTGGAGGGGGTCTAATAACGACACCGTAAGTGCAAAAAGGATGCTACCTGAAAACGAACCGTGAATGTGAGGTCTTAAATCGGTTATCTGTTCTGTGATTTTGAAAGGAGGAGCAAAATGATAATGGACGCCTCGTCACTCCAACTCACCTTTGGTACGGTAGGATTGATGCTGGTTGCATTGATCTTTTTGTACATTGTGTCGAGACTAATGGCGTGGGGCGCTGCTCGTAGCTGGTATGATTTTTGGAAGGACAAAAACAAAGGAGGTAAGTTGTGATTGAAAAAAGCAAAACTGAGAGCATGAGGGACAGAATCCGCCACCGGGCCGAGTCCCGCAAGAGCGCGGGTGGCCTGAGCACCCTGGAGCTGCCGGAAGGCGTCGAGCTCTACAAACCCGAGAAGGGACCGGTCGAGTTCGACATCCTACCGTACCGGATCAGCGTGGACACCCACCCCGAGGTAAAGAAGGGCGAGCTGTGGTACGAGCGGACCTACTACGCTCACCGCAACGTCGGCCCCGAGGAGAAGTTCCTGATCTGCCCCCGCACGGTCGGCAAGCGGTGCCCGATCTGCGAGGAGCACCAGAAGCTCAAGAAGGACCCGAACGCCGAGGAGGAGGT